TCCATGTCGATGGGCCTGGACTTGGAACCGCGTACTTCGTGGAGTGGGATACCAAGCCAAAATGCGCACGCTTTGTGGTCGCATGGAAGATTGAATGGGTCTCTGGACCCTAGAAAAATAGTGTCAAGCTATTTTTGAATTGACCAACCAAACCGCCGGCACTGCGAAAAGGCCTTATTTTATAGGCTCAAACGCATTTTCAAAAAAGTCGATTTGGTAAAATGGTCGCGCCGGTAAAGGGCAACGACTCCTTGACCGGCGCTATCAACATCATCAGAGGAAAGACCAATGGAGCATAGCTCATGAGACGCAAGCGCATCAAGGAGCCTGGACTTGAGTACGTCAAGATGACGGACACGGTTGAGGAAATCGAAAAGAGAATGGCACGGCTATTCGCGCAATGGGTCAAAGCCAAAGCGAGATTGAGGCATGTCAATCGCAAGTTGGATGAAATTCAGTTAGCCAATTTCAATCCAAATTAATCTAGTTCAATCTAGATCAATGGGCGCGTCATTTCTTTGACGCGCCTTTTTTTTCGCCCTAGATTCCCGCCCAATGATTTCAGAGACTCGCAGACGATTGAAAGAATGGGGCATATGGGCCTGCGGGGGTGACCCGTCCGTGTCATCGATGTTCAAAGTCATGTTTGGTCGCGGCGCGCAAAATCTCACAGAAATGCCGCCGCATATTCAAGAAATCGATCACATCATCTGCGTATCCCCGCCCGACATCCGCGCCACCTTGATCAAGTTTTATACAGCCGGTGGCACCATCGAAGACAAAGCCATCTCGCTCGGCATCTCGCGCCGCTCGCTCATGCGACGGGTGGACCGCGCCGACTGGTATGTCAATTCGGCTCTAGACACGCTGCCCGTGAAAGAAGTACATTCGCGCCAGAATGATTTTGGTGTCGGAAAGCGCCGACACCCTTCTCCCCTACTTACCACCTAAGGATTGCCACCATGGCTTACAACGAGAATCGTGCGTCTGAAAAAGGTGAGAGCAAATCCCACGGCAAGGGTTCAGAGACCGTCAAGGAAATTGAACACGTGGGCGGGAGCGGTTCGCATTGCGTCCGCTTCAAGATGCCGAAGGAAGTTACTGACCACTCGAAGGTGCGCGGCACCCTCAAGGAGTAACCGTGGCCAAGATCGCGTTTGATCCCCGCTCGAATACCAAGAGCGGTGCGCCGCGCCAGGAGCCGTACAACAAGGCGAATGGTGCGCGGCTGGTGGCCAGCACCAAGGCGAATGCGTATGACCCTGGTGGCATGCAATTTCGCATTGGTGAGAATCAGGCCAAGGTCATCGACCAAGATGCGATGCCCAAGTAATGCCTGAGCCAAAGAAAGGCGAATCGCTCAATGACTTCGTGGGCAAATACATGGGGTCAAGTGAAGCGAAAAAATCTTTCCCGAAGGCGAAGCAACGGGCGGCTGTAGCCTACTCCGAATTCAGGGGTAAAAAAAAAGCACAAAAGTCGGGTAGCGCCAAGTTAGATGCGCGCAAGGCGGATGAGATACGCCAGCGCAGATTAGCCGGGGAGTCGCTTGATTCACTCTCACGGTCCTTCGAGATATCGAAGGCCATGGCATCGAAGGTAGGGCGCGGCGAAGCATGGAAAGAAGGTGAGCGTAAGTAGCGACGGCGCACGGATATCGAACGACACGATTACCGGTGTCCCCGCCACGGCGCGGCTGCGCCCATTGGGGGACGGCATCATCGTGGAACCTTTGGACTGGCACCCGTCCACCATCTTGAACGTGGTGTACATGGGCCACCCCTTGCGCGGGGTGGTGCGTGCGGTCGGGCCCGGTAACTATCGCTTGAGTTACAACGGGCGCAAAGGCGTTCGAACCAAATCATGGGAGTCGAAGGTGTTCATCCCCATGGAGTTGAAGGTGGGTGACGTGGTGGAGCTTGGAGGCTTGGAGCTTCGCGGCTATCTCTTTCAGTCCTTTATGTGGGGTGACAAGCGTTGCATCAAGTGTCGGCAAGCCGATGTGGCCATAGTCCATGGCTAGCAACCTGAAAAAGTTTCCGAAGGGCAAGAGCGGCAACCCCGGTGGCAAAGCCGTGGGCACGCGCAACCGCTTGCAGGGTTCATTCTGGCGGGCCCTCGCGGAAGACTTTGACACGCATGGCGTACAGGCCATCCGCGATGCGCGGGAGGCTGACCCCATGGGCTACGTGCGCACGGTCGCATCACTCATGCCGAAACAGTTCGAGAAATCCAGTCCTTTGGAAGACCTCACTGACGATGAACTTTGCGCAGGAATTGAATTCCTTAAGTCCCGACTTTCTATCTCGGTTGGAGAAGGAGTGGGAGAAACGAAGATCACGGAACAAGCTCGCCGCCTACCAACCCTACCCGAAGCAATTGGAATTCCATGCGGCGGGGCTGGACTACCGGGAACGGTTGTTGATGGCCGGGAATCAGTTGGGCAAGACTCTCGCGGCGGGCATGGAAACGGCCATGCATCTGACGGGGGACTATCCTAGCGGATGGCCAGGACGGCACTGGCGCAGGCCCGTGGTCGGTTGGGCCGCTGGTGTCACGGGCGAATCAACGCGTGACAACCCGCAGCGCATCTTGCTTGGGCGACCCGGTGAATTTGGAACCGGCGCAATTCCGAAAGATAGGATCATCGATCACACCGCAAGCCGTGGGTTAGCGGATGCCTTGGATACGGTTCACGTGCGGCATGCGAGTGGTGACATTTCGACCTTGCAATTTAAAGCCTACGAAAAGGGGCGCGAAAAGTGGCAAGGCGAAACGCTTGATTATGTGTGGTTTGACGAAGAGCCCCCGGAAGATATCTACACCGAAGGCCTGACGCGCACCAATGCCACGGGTGGCATGACCTACATCACGTTCACGCCACTACTCGGTATCACCGGGGTGGTGCGCAGGTTCATCTTGGACCACGCACCCGGCACACACTTTACGCAGATGACCATCGATGATGCCGCGCACTTTACCGCCGAACAGCGCGCCGCGATCATCGGTAGTTACAAGGCTTGGGAAGTCGATGCGCGAACCAAGGGCATTCCACAACTCGGGAGTGGGCGCGTGTTCCCAGTCAATCAAGATGACCTTACCGTCAAGGCCTTCCAAATCCCTGAGCATTGGCCACAGATCGCAGGGTTGGACTTTGGCTATGACCATCCAAGTGCGGGAGTGCGAATCGCTTGGGATAGAGATAACGATATTTTGTATGTGACCGCGTGTTACCGGGCGCGGGAGAAGACCCCGGTGATGTTCGCCGCCGCCGTTAGGTCATGGGGCGGGTGGTTGCCGTGGGCATGGCCGCATGACGGGCTACAGCATGACAAGGGGTCGGGTGAGCAACTAGCAAACCTGTACCGCGAACAAGGGATGAACTTGCTTCGCGTGCGCGCCACCTTCCCGGATGGCAGCAACGGCTTGGAGGCTGGCGTCACTGAAATGCTGGATCGCATGCAAACCGGGCGCTTGTTGGTGTTTGAGCATCTCGCGGATTGGTTCGAAGAGTTCAATTTGTACCACCGTAAGGACGGGCTCATCGTGAAACTGAACGATGACCTTATGTCGGCGACACGTTACGGCATGATGATGCGCCGCTGCGCCGTGCCGCAAACGCGGCTCATCGCGTCTCCTAGGTTCGAAGTTCAAAGCCGTTTTGCCCGTGCTGACGGGTTGGGGTGGATGCAATGATTATTAGCAATCAATCGATTCCTATCGCGGTCAATTTCGAAGGCACTGCGCGCTTAGAAACCGTCGATGAACGATTTATCCGCATCACCATGCCGTTTAGCCACAAGGTGATCGCAGTGTATTGGTCGCGCATCTCACCGGGGTACTGGCGCATTCGTTTGGGTTGGATGGTGTAAATGCCATCTCCCCGCTCGCTCGATGAACCTGCGGTTTCTGATCCTGAAATAGTGCAAGAGTGTTTAGAGCGGTTCAAGATTGCCGAATCGATCGAAACGGACAACCGATCACGCGGGGTGAAGGCTCTTGAGTTTCGTGACGGCCATCAGTGGCCCGATGACCTTTACAATCAACGCAAGATTGATAAGCGGCCATCGCTCACGATTAACCATACAAATACCTTTGTACGGCGCGTGGTCAACAACATGCGCCAGCAAAGGCCCCGTATCAAAGTCCACCCCGTGGGAGATGGGGCGGATGTGGGCAAGGCGGATGTCATATCCGGCATCATTCGCCACATCGAAAACATGTCGAATGCGAGCATCGCATATGACACGGGTGGTGAGTCGGCGGTATCGATAGGTTGGGGTTACTGGCGGGTTCTGTCGGATTACACCGAACAAGATAGTTTCGATCAGGAATTGAAAATCATTCCGATTCGAAACGCCTTCACCGTTTACTTTGATCCCGCGTCCGTAATGCCAGCCGGTGAGGATGCGGAGTGGGTCATCATCACGGAGAAGATGAAACGGGAAGACTACAAGCGCGAATACCCGAACGCGACCAATGTGGAATTCCAGCGCTCAGGGAACGGGGACAACACGTCCGAATGGGAATCGAAGGATGAGATTCGCCTAGCCGAATACTACCGGCTGCGTAAGACTCAAGACACGCTCTATCGCATGACCAATGGCATGTCGCTCTTTCAGGATCAGATAGACGAACTGTCGGCGGAATTGGAACAAGCCAAAGTCACTCACTTGATGGCCAAGGGCAAGAAGGTGAGCCGCCCGTCCACCAGGATCATGGTGGAGTGGTACAAATTGAACGGCACGCAAATCGTTGACCGTCGCTCGAAGGACGATGACCCGTTGCCGGACAAGTGGATACCGGTCATCCGCTGTGAGGGCAACGTCCTGGACCTTAACGGGCGCGTGCGCCGCAAGGGCATGGTTGAGGATTTGATGGACCCGGCGCGCATGTACAACTACTGGCGCACGATGGAAACCGAACTCCTTGCGCTGGCCCCGAAGGCCCCGTTTATCGTCGCAGCGGGCCAGCTAGATGGGCATCCCGAATGGAAGGATGCGAACCAAAAGCCTTACTCCGCATTGGTGTACGAACCGGCCTTTGTGGAGCAACCGGACGGTAGCCGCCAGATATTGCCGCCACCGCAGCGCCAGCAACCTGTAGCCGTGCCAGCGGGCGCAGTACAAGCCGCGCAGGGTGCGCAGCAAGACTTGATGGCAGTCGCCGGTATGCCGCATGAGCCAAGTGCGGACGTACCAGGGGCGGCTATCTCCGGGGTGGCGCTGCGCCAGCGCCAAGCGTTGTCCGACATCGGGCACTTTCAGTATTACGACAATCAAACCCGCGCCATTGCGCACACGGGCCGCATTCTCTTGCAGTTGATTCCGTACTACTACAGTGGCCAGCGAATGCAGCGGATTATTGGTGAAGATGGCATGCCCGCCATGGCCCCGATCAATCAGCCGCAACAGAACCCGATGAACCCCGCCATACCGATGATCCTGAATGATCTATCGGTGGGCCGCTATGACGTGGTGATGGACACGGGGCCGGGGTATGAGACCAAGCGCTTGGAAGGCGCAGAGTCGATGATTGATTTGCTGAAAACTCCGCTCGCGGAGTCAATCGTCAAGGTGGGCGCGGATGTCATCGTGCGCGGCATGGATTTTAACGGCGCATCCGATCTTGCTGACCGTTTGATGGCCATCAACCCGACAGCGATGCAACAGGCCATGCCGGGGTTGCCGAAACAGGCGCAGCAAATCATATCGACCATGCAACAACAGTTGCAGCAAGCGCAAGGCACGATTCAGCAATTGCAATTAGAGATCAAGTACAAGACTCAAATTGAGCAAGGTTGGATGAAAGTTGAGGAAGACAAGATCAAAGCCAAGTCGGGCGAAGTGGTCTTGAACAACCTCACCAAGCGTGAAGATACGCACGTGCGCGCCAACACATCCCGCGATGTGGCGGAAATCCAGGCCGGTGCGCAATTGCTCAACACGCATGTTGAAGCCGCGCATGAAACCGTTGCGCGCCGCGAAACATTGGCGGCGGCGGAACGTGCGGAATCGAAGCCGAATGGAGCCGCATGAAATGGCTTTTAGCAGCGCTCATTTGCACCATCACGCTCGCAGTTTCGTGCGTGGTGGTTGAAAGAAAACAGGTTCATCGCGTGTGCGTGACGACCGTTGAGAGCGGTCAAGAAACACGCGATTGCCACCTAGAACGTAAATAAATCCAGCTCGAAAAAGTTAGGGCGCTTCGCTGCGCTTAAGGATTCGTATGCCTAAGGTAATCACATCGGCGGGCCTGAATGATTTTATCGCCACCGGCAAGGTGACTGAGGAAATCAAATCAGAGAAACCAAAACCGAATGGTGCGGCGGAAATAAAAGCCGAAACCGCGGTCCCGGAAAAAAAGGAAGAGCCGAAGGAAGAGCCGCAAAAGGAAGTGCCGGAAGCCCCCGATGATGATGTGGCGGACGATGACGATACCAAAGCAGCGATGGAGCAAAGTGAGAAGCTCCGCGATGCCATCGCAAAAAAGAATGCCGTAATCAATCGCAAGCATCGTGAGATGCGCGAAGCGAAAGAGGCGGCGGAAGAGTCGGAGCGGTTTGCGGAAGGTCAATACACCCGCGCCCGCTTGGCCGAAGAGCGCGCAGCCACGTTACAGCGTGAGCGTGATGATTTGGCGGCAAAGGTTCAGCCGCCAGAAAAAAAGGTGGAGTTGGTTAAGCCCGACCCGCAAAAGTTTTATGACGATAAAGGACAGTTCAAGGCGTTTGAGTACGCAGAGGAATTAGCCGCCTATTCAGCGAATAAAGCGGTAGCGGATTTCGAAACAAAACAGGCGGAAGACCGGCGCAAAGCCGAGACCGCAGCGAACGAAGCGAAGGCGCGTGAACGTGTGGCGGAAGCCACCAAGAAACATCCTGACTTCACGGAAGTGATGCAAAAGGCTGACGTTCATACGCATAACGCGGTGCTGCAATACCTTTCCGCAAGTGACCACATAGGTGAGGTGTCTTACTACCTCGCGACGCATCCTGAGTACGTAGAGAAAATCAACGCACTCAATCCGCTCAAAGCAATCGCTGAAATCGGAAAACTTGAATTGACCTTCGAAGCCGCGCCAGTCCCGAAAAAGGATGATGCCGCAGCCGCGAAGGTAGTCGGGAGCGCGCCCGCGCCCATCAAGCCGCTGAACTCGCAAGGCTCCGTCAATACCAACACGGACCCCGCCAAGATGAGTTTCAAAGAGCTTCGGGCCTATGAGCGGCAACGTGCCGCACGCAAGCGTTCCTAATAACCTTTAGGAGAAAAAACCGTGGCTAATAACCTACTCACGATGAGCTATATCACCAATGAAGCTCTCGTGGTTTTGGAAAATGAATTGGTGATCGCGAACCGGGTGGAGCGCCAGTACTCAAACGAGTTTGCGCAGACCGGCGCGAAAATCGGTAACACTTGCAACATCCGCAGGCCCCCTCGGTACATCGGCACCTACGGGCCCCCGCTGAACGTTGAGGACAGCAACGAAACCTTTGTCCCGGTTCCGTTGATATTCCAATTCCACGTGGATGTGCAATTCACCACGCAAGACTTGGCATTGTCGATGGACATGTTCAAAAAGCGTATCTTGCGCCCGCAGATCGCGACCGTTGCGAATCGCATCGATTCGGACACTGCGCAGTATGCGTACCTGAATACCGCGACCACCTTGGGCCAATTCGGTGTGTCACCGGCCAGCTACAAGATTTTCTCCGATGCGCGTGCGTACCTCGCATCCGAAGCATGCCCGACTGAGGGTGAGAAAAATTGCGTGCTGGACCCAGTGTCCATGTCGGCGGCGACCGATTCCGTCAAAGGCTTGTTCAATCCGCAAGCGCAGATTGGCGAGTACGTTGAGAAGGGTTTGGTTGCGCGGCAGTTCGCAGGCCTTGACTGGTGGGAGGATCAGAACATTCCCACCATGATCACGGGCGCGCAAGGTGGTGCCCCCACCGTGACCGCGACCCCTGGTGGTACGGCGTTGCTTACCAGCGGGTGGGCGCAGCAAGGCACCTTGGCTACGGGTGGCTGGACTGCCAGCACTGGCGTGGTGAAGGTCGGCGATACGATTCAGATTGCCGGTGTCTTCCCGGTCAATCCGCAGAACCGCAGCCAATACGGCAAAATCTTGAAGCAATTCGTGATACTGCCGCCCGGTGGCTTTGTCACCCCGCCAAACGGCGCAGCGGTTCCGGGGCTTACCTTTGGTGCGGCAACCCTCACCAATGGCACCTTCAATCCCGCGACTGGTGTTTACACTTCAACCGCTGGTGGCTTGCTCACCTTGACCATCGGTGAAGCGGTCATCTCTGGTGGACAATTCCAGAACGTAACCGCAGCGCCCGCCGCGAATGCGGTAATCACCGTCAACGGTGGAACCGGAAACGCGAACACCACCAGCCCGCAAGGCTTGGTGTTCCACAAGTATGCGTATGCACTCGCGTTCGCAGATTTGCCGTTGCCGCAAGGTGTTGAGATGGCTGTGCGTGCTTACGATGATGAGGATGTAGGCATGTCAATTCGTTGTGTAACGCAATATACAATTAACAACGACGCCGAACCGACCCGATGTGACGTACTTTACGGACCCGCATCTTTGTATCGCTCGCTCGGCATTCGAATCGCCGGATAAAGGAGAAATATTATGCCTTCAGTAAACCCTGGACCGGCGACCACCAGCAATGCCAATGCGGTTGCTGCTTACGTGCCGGTCAACACTGTGACCAATTCCAATCCCGTGATTACCAATGGGCTGCGCCTCATTGCGGAAGCTCGCGCCATGTCTCTCGCTGGCACTGGTGATGCGGCGAATATGCCGATCATTAACTGTGGCACCTACATTGTTGAGTTCATCATTGTAGGTAACGCGGTCGGTGGTTCTGCGGCGGCGGGCAATATCACTCTCAACACTGGCCCCGCAGTGACCGGAACTCAATTCCGTGCCGCTGGTGTTCTCGCTGGTGTGACCGGGCCCACCACTGGCGTGGCTCAAACCGTGACTAGCGGTAGCGTCATCAACACAGCGCAAAGCATCTACGTGAATGTCAGCGCTGCGGTTGCTGGCGTCACCGTCGATGTCTTTGTGTACGGGTTCGATACGACCTAACCCATTCGTTTTGTGTCTGCCACTAGGGGCGGTTTATCCGCCCCTTTTTTTTGGGAGCCAACATGCCATCCGCAACAGTACAAACGGGCAATGGTCGCTTTGATACCGCGATACAAGTCCTGATTACACCACCGATCAGTTTGGGCGCAGGAGCTACCGTTACATCGACCTACACCGTTCCCGGTTTGCTAGTGGGAGATGTAATCACCGAATGTTTCCAAGCCGCGCAGCCTATTGCGACCACCACGCTTTCCATTTGGGTTTCGGCTGCGAATACCTTGAGCGTGCAATGGTTCAATTCCACCGCAGGCGCAAGCTCGGCAAGCCCCGTGGGCATCATCAGTTTGATTGAAGTATTCAGGCCCGAAGTTATACCGGTCATCGGTAGCTTGCCCGCCTCAATATTTTAAGGGGCCGCGCACATGGAAACGCGACGTTTCGCGCCGCTTTACTCGCCATCCGCTGGCGGGGTCGGCGGCAGTCTACTTCCCACCGTCAATGTCACCGCTGGTGTGACCGCTACCGCATCCGCAGTCTTTCCGGGCATGGCCCAAAATTCCTTCGTTCAAATTCTCGTGACCAATCAAACGACCACTTGGGCCTACGTGAATTTTGGCGTTTTTGGTGCCGTGGTCCCCGCGACTCTTGCCGCCTCACTCCCCGTCGCGCCTAACTCAAGCGCGATTGTCAGTGTCAACGGTGAGGTAACGGGTGCGAGTGTCATCCTTGCGGCGACCGGCGCGGGCACCGTGTCATTCACGCGTGGTGAAGGCATCTAGTGGCGCAGCAAATCATCTCAACCGGGACGGGACCTAACACCGGAACGGGTGACCCTGGATTTACCGCATGGACGAAAGCGAACGCTAATTTCACTGAGCTTTACACCATTATTGGTGGCGGCGGCACTGGCACCTTTGCAAACATTATTGCAGGGCCCAATCCACCCGGCACCGCGCCTGTAATGTTCGTCAATGCGGGACCGGTGATAGGCGGCATTACTTCCGGGTCCGTGACCATCAACGGATTGTCGATTGTCGGCAGGCCGGAACTTCTCATCAATGGAAATCTGAACGATCTTTGGCAAGGGATTTTCACGCGCAATATCAACGCAGGGACAGCGGCGGTTAACTTGCTTGAGATTGCCAATGACACGCCAGCCCAAGAATTGGTGTTGTACAACACATCGACCGCTTACACCGGCACCACCAATAACGTAACTGGCCCTAGCGCTGGCTTAGGCGGCGGCGGTTCAGCATCGCAGCGCATTCTCACCATTGGCCCGTGCTATCGCCAAGATCAAGGCACGGGAGCGCAAACATGGACTTCCACCGCTGGCGTCACGCGTGCGACATTAAGCGGCACTGGCAATTGGTCCTACGCGAATACAACTTCCACGTGGGCGGGCGCGGGCGCGTATCAACCTATCAGCATTACGACCACTACCGGTGGTCAATTAGATGGGCTCGCGATCAATAACACGGGTGGTGCAGACGGCGATAACGCACGATGGTCTGTAGCCGCTGGCACTGTTTCAATTGCAATGTTTGTTTTGCCCTCGACCAATACCGGTACTGGTGTTACCGGTGGCATCACGGGTGGACAAGCATTGCTCCGCGTGCTTGGCGCTGGCTTCCCGCTGGTGTTTGGCACCAACAATACCTATCGCGGGCAAATTGATGGCAATGGCGCTTGGTCATTTGCCAAACCTACGGCAGGCACAAACGCTGTGCTATCGACGCAGGCAGCGGCAGGGAACTCAAGCATCATTCAAGGAGTTGATTCCACTGGCGTCAACACCGTGGCCTTGCAATCAGGGGCCACCGCAGGGTTTGTGGGCACCCTCAGTAATACACCGTTTACGATATTCACAAATAACTCGAATCGATTAACCGTCTCCGCTGCGGGTGTCGTTAATATTGCGTTGAATACGACGCAGACGACTGCGACCACTGCATCGATCAGCACCGTAGAAACATATATTTCCCTACCGCTGCAAATCCCTGCGAATAGTTTGGTCGTGGGGAATACGTTCAGGATAAGAGCGTTTGGTAGTGCCAATAGCTCAGTATCTAACACGGTAACTTTTAACGTGCGCTTAGGTGCAAATGGCACCACCGCTGATTTAGTAATTGGTACATTGATCACCACTTCTGCCGCCTCAGGCTCAGGCAATGGCTTTGCCATTGATTTTGATATAGCGGTCCAAGCTATCGGGGCGAGCGGCCAAGTAGTGGCGAATGCCGTTCTAACCAATACAACTACGGCTGGCATTTCAACACTCCAAGCGCAGGTATCGACCAATGGGCCAGGGACTACGGTCAATACAACCGGCGCACTGCAACTAGGATTGAGCTTCAAAACGTCTGCCGCGACCACTTCCGCTGTGTTCAATCAGGTGTTGGCTCTAAGAGTTATTTAGATGCTGCCGCAGTGGTCTGCCGATAACGCGTACATCACGGCGGACGGAAAGCAGACGCTAGCGTTTCCCGCCACGGGCATGTGGACGGCAGACGGCGCGTTACCACAGAACTTCTATCCGCTACCAATGTTTCAATTGGTCGGTTTGAATTGGTATCTGGCCACGCAAATTTTGCTGGCCAATGATTTGGTGCCAGCGCTACCAATCGATATCAAAGTTTTGAGCATCGCACCGGGAACGGTATGGGCGCAGTTCCCTGCGGCTGGCGTGGTGGTGCCGCCCGCCGAACTGGTAACACTCACCGTGGTACGGCAAGCGCATCTTATTTCCTACACTTACGATGGGACGGTCTAATGGCCACAGCGCTAGATATCATTCAAGGCGCGTTACTCAACATCAACAGCTACTCACCCGGTGAAACCGTGAGCCCTGCGGATGCGCAAGTCGGATTGAATGCGCTCAATGACTTGCTTGAGAGTCTCGCGAACGATGAATGTTTTATGTACACCCAAGTAGAGACCGTGTTCCCTTGGGTTGCCGGTCAGTATCAATACACGGTTGGCCAGCCGACTGGCGGCACGTTCCTAGGAACCGTAACCGGTGGCAGCAACGTGGTGACCGGCATTGCACCGTTTCCGGCTGACTTAGGGTTTGGCGCGGTCCTCACCGATCAAGGTGGCGTATTGACCGCAGGCACCAAGCTCGCGCCGATCCCCGTTACCGTGGTTTCGA